GCTGGAGAACAGCTATCGTGTTGTATCCCGCAAGGCCGTCAATGACGAGTTTCTTTGATGCGTCGAATGTAGCCGGGAAATGCGGACGATATACGCCGAGGATGTACTTAGCCGGGCGAGTCCTATAAGCAACTACGTTTGATGCGACAACTTCCCCATCTTTGTACTTGTCTGTGTTGCCCTCGATGGTATAGATCGCATCGCACGACTTGCGTTCTCTAACGAGTCCGATATGGTCAGGGATCCCGTTCGGCTGCCAATCAAAATAGATAATGTCTGACGGCAGCGCCATATAGAGCGGAATCATTGCGAGATTCGCACGGCACCAGCTGAGAGCGTTCGGGCAATATGTCACCTTTTTCCCGCCATAAAAAAGAGCGGAGTCTCCGCCCTTTTGAAACAGATACGTTATGTATGCGCAACAGTACGGATCATTCGACCCAAGTCCGCAATATCTGCGGAATATCGCTCCGCCCTCGTCGAGAAACGACTCGGCAAATCTCAGTAATTCGATGTTATTCTTCCCCATCTTCTCTCACCTCCGAATCGTCAGGCTCGACGTACTCTGATACAGTTGCGTCTCTGAACGCTTTCATCTCTCTTGTGAGTTTTGTCCCCGTTTCGCCCTCGACAGTAAAGTCGTTGTTGTAGTACAGAGCGAACGAGCCGGCTGCAATCGTGAAAGCGAGGGAGATAATGTTATAAATTAAATTGGCCGTCTCGTTTCCAAGATCGACCGCTCCCACACTTGCTATTGATTGATTGACACAGGCGACCGCAAACGCAATCACCCTTATTTTTGTGCCCTTGTTCATTGTTGCCCCTTTCTTTATGCTGTCCTGTGCCATCTGTTGACGACTATATATGGCTGCATGTTGTTGTGCGCTTGACCGCCACCTGTGTTGACGATACCACTACTTGAGGTTACTTCATCACTCTGATAACCCTTGTTGCCGTACTGATAACCGAATGATTTGTCCCCACTCGCTGCGTAGTACCATGCTCTGTGTGTATGGCTCGGCATCTCGGAAACTGACAGAGTATGCGTTTTCTCACCACCATCAGATGTATTTGTCAACGCACCGCTGACACCATACGTTGAACCAGCTGAAACATGAACCTGTCCCTCTGTTTCAAGTACCCATGTACCACCCCAAGCCGTATTAGGATTGAATGATACATCAGAGGTTTCATAGTATGAGCCTACAGGGTAAAAATCTAATACAGAGCTGCCGCCTCCTCCGCTGGAATAGCCTGAGGATGAACTCGACCCGATTCCCAACGCCTCGGACAATGTAGTCGAAAGCGTTCCGAGTTCCATCTCAGTAAACCGCTCCAGCAACACGTCGTAAACAGTTTTAACGATTTTAAACGTTCCGCTCATGCCATACTGAGGGAACTCAACGGCGATCCTGTCGCACAAACGACACGTCATGAGCTGATCAAGTCCGTTGTATTCGCCCGTTTTATCGAGCCGTATAAAATCAACTTTTATAGATTGGCCCGGTGTGTTTGTTGCATTACTGAGCATTGTTGACAGAGCCATCTGTTCGAGCTGGGCCTTTGTCGGTTTGGATTCGAACTTTTGAGACAAGTCCAACGGAGCGCAACGTTCATGTCCGTTATAAGATGGCAAGCCGGACAGCACCTTGTCGCCCTTTACCAGCTCATTGTTGCCACCCAGCCAATACGGAACCGCTGCGTTATATGATCCCGAGTAATCCAAATCCTCGTTGTACTCTGTGAGGTTAATGCCGTATCTGATTTTGAAGTCGGTCAAACGCCCACGCTGGCGATGTAATCTGACGACCCAGCCGTCCCACTCATACTCGCCTCCGTATGTGTCGAGGATAGATCCCTCGATACCTCCGAGCATTTGTCGGACACTTTTCGGAACGCCGTCGGCAGCTGCCATGTACCCGCTCTGATTGCCGTCGTTCTCATAAGTAAACGGGTTATCGTCTGTGTCGAGCATTGCAAACGCAGCGTCGAGGCTTGTTATATTCGTTCCCGATACAACTATCCCCGATTGTCTGTAGGAGATGTGCACGGCATGGAACGACACGATCCCGTTGAGCGGTTTAGAATACGAAACGATATCAAACGGCTGAATATTCCCCGTGTCGTCGTGAGTTACTCCGATGATTCTACCGCATTGGATCAGGTTATAATTTGCTCCGTTGACGGGATATTCGAAATCACATTCGTAAATCCCGTTTCGCTCTTCCGTAACAACGCATGAAATGCAATCACGCAAACGTCCGAGTCCGTTCGTGGTGAATTGAGTTTCGTTTGAATCATAAAGAATCGGTATCATAGCTGCCACCACCTCGGGATTATAGTCAAAGCTGTTATTGTGTCGTCTGTAGTTATTTCAGTTTCACCCGGCTTCAATACCGGGAGAGACGCTGGCAACGATACACCATTATTTACAGAAACGAGAACGTCATCCTCATACTTGTACGCCTCCCCAATTTCGAGATCAATATAAGTAGGATGTCCCAACGTAGATATTGACGACTCAGCGGTTAACCCTCCGAACGAGTGCGAAAAGGTGGTCGTGATGCCACTCTGAGGCCGAGGACAATTAGCGATTACACTAAACGTCGTTGTTCCGTACAGTTGCTCTATAAACGTCCAAGTCATAGTAATAGGTGCTGACGTTGTTGCCAAAGTGAATTGGATCACAGTAGTCGCTCCGACGCTCGATGTAAATGTCATAGTCTGCGGGGGAACGTTTATCGCAACCGTGGCCTTGTAGCTTGATACTGAGTGCGTTTCGCTTGCGTTTAGTTCGTTTTTGGTAAACGTGGCCCCTGTGCCCGAGCTAACAAACGTGTACGGTGCATCACTATCCAAACTCATTGTAATAACGGTTGTGAGTTTCCCTATGTTTAATGCGTCCCCGCTAAGGATCCTACCGTCATTTGGATTTGTGCTTACTTCAAAATTCCACGCCGTGGATGATGTGGGTTCAATATACGTTATTTCACCCAACGTCATATTCTGCACTTGTACACGCTGATTTTCTCCGAGATCAATATTCCCGTACCCCTCAACCATCAGTAACGGCCCCGCATCGTACAGAGTCGGATTCCACAGCGAGTTCGGATTCATGCCGTACTGCATCGTTATCTCCCCATCACTCCACAGATTGTTTTCACCAAGTAACAGACCTATCTGCTGTGGTGTGAGTTGGTACGTTTGTGGTGTGGCAAGTTTATACGCTACCTGCGCACCTGCGGTTGGTGTTGTACCGCTTGCGTATACGTCTCTGTCAGAGATCCAAGTCGATGGTAATGTTTCTCCGTTGTATGACGCTATGTATCCGTCCGTCACCACCAACTCTCCGCTGACCACATCGAGAGTACCGCCATATACTGTGCGTCCAAGTGCGGTTGTGTAGGTTGTGCCTTGATATGGTTCGTAGTCGGAAAGATTATTTGTAAATTCCACCATCATATTAGTCGCATTGCCTTGAGCAGACTTGTTTCCATCTGCATACCACGCAAATGCTATATATGATGCGTTTGGAAAGAGCGACAAATCAGTGACATAATATCGTCTATCATCGATTGTAGTTGCGGATGGAATAGTTCTGTTTAAAAGATTCCCGTTCTCATCCCATATGCATCTTATTGCTTGAGTGCTGATTTCATTAATTGACCAAGAAACGGTTACATTACTTTCGCCTTGACATTTTATCCGATTTGTGCGGAATCGTTTTGCGTTAGTCTCAGTTTCACCTCTAGCGTTATAACCTTCCCCATCGATAATCTCGCCTATTGCGTTTTTCCCCATCCTATGCGTGACTACTTCCGTCCGTCCGCTGATAGGTCGCACATTACTCGGACTCGGCTCACCGCTACCTGCTTGGATTGGGGAGAGGGAGACTTCAAGGCTCTTTGCTGCCTCTCCGCCCTCGCTCTCGATAGTGACTATCTCGCCACTCACCGTTTTTGTAGCACCCCACTCGCCTATTGTTACGGGCTCCTCACCCTCCGTTAACCAGCGCTGAGGTTTGCAGTTGAATTTAATTTCGAACTGCGATGCCGTATTGTAGTCAATCGGCTTTATTTCAAGCGGGTCCAAGCAAATTGCCATGCGATATTCATCCGGGTGAAATGTGTCCGTAAGTCGCTGATACCCGATTTGCGAGCATATCGCATTCCTAAAGTCGGACAGCTGTTGTGCGAATGTCTCTAAATTTTCTTCATAGTTAAAAGCGGAATATGTCACTGTGATGTTTTCCCAACGTCCCTGGTCGACTGCGATTGCTCCGTTCCTGCCCGGAACTTCAACCATTTCAACCTGACGTGCAGGAGCGTTAAAAGTGCCCTCTCCGCCGATATAAATGCCATAATCGGCGGAGTTGATTCCGCCGAAAATGATGCTGTTTCGCATTACTGCCATGCGAGTCTCCTCCTATTCTGAGTCTCGATAATTCTTCTCTCAACTGCTTCAGCAAGGTCATTGACGTTCATGTTCGGCGTGCCATATACGTTGATTGTTACGCCTCCGCCTCCCTGCATCATGCTCATCATCTTATCCATCTTGTCCCAAAACGGATTTAAAGGGAGAATTGCTTCAGGGCCAGCTTCACCGCCAGCCATGCCGAACAATGTCGGGCTGTCCATAATACCGCCCTTTGCATACCAATTTACTGATATCTTCGGCGTTTGTGGCGGGTTAAGCCCAAATTTGCCCGAAACGCTGAAGTGCGGGAGCTTGATGTTGCTCATTACCTTGCCAATCTTGAACGGGAATAGATTTTTGACTCTGTCTATTGCCGCCTTGACTTTTGCTTTAAGCGCATTGATTGGAGCCATAAAGCTATCAGCAACGCCTTGCGCCGCTGATTTTATTCTCGGCCATATAGCACTTCCGAGCCCTTTGATAATGGTCAAGCCTATCTTGCCTACAGCGAGAGCTATCTTTCCCATGTTTCTGAGAAGTCCCTCAAGGAAATTCGCCATGATGCCATCGGCAGCAGACAGGATCTTCGGCAGTGTAGTCGTCAGCCAGGCACTTACTTTTTCGCTGGTCAGGCTGTTTGCAACATTACCGATTGATGTGCCGATAGTTTTCAATAAATTCAGCACGCTCTGCATGAGCATTGGCGCACCCTGCTGAATGAACGCCCCTATCGCACCCGGCAATGCTTTGACGATGTTTCCGAGCATAGGTATGAAGTTGTTGAAGAAGAATGTATTCGCAGATGTAAGCAATACGCTCAATGAGTCGGTCACGTCCATGCCAAGCGCTAACTCTCCGAGAAAGTTCTGTGCCGCCGCTTTCATTGATGCAAACGAGCCCGTGAATGTGCCCTCAGCCTCGGCCGCCGCTACTCCTGTGAGCCCTAATTCGCCTTGTATGACGTGAATAGCTTCATAGACGTCGCCAAGATTGCTTATATCGTATTTCTTTCCTGTGAGCGCTTCAGCATCTTTTAAGAGCCTCTGCATCTCTGTTTTCGTACCGCCGTAACCTAATTTCAGGTTATCCAACATGGTATAATTCTGTTTTGCGAATCCTTGATAGGCGTTCTGAATACTTGTTATGTCCGTACCCATTTTCGCCTGGTTGTCAGCCATATCGAGTATTGCCATGTTTGCCGCTTCAACGGCTTTTTTTGTGTCTCCGCCATACGCCTGTCTCAGAGCGGCGCCGAACGAAACGGCCTGCTCTGAATAAGTGTTCATTGAGATGCCCGACTTCGCCGCCTCTTTTGCGTATTCCCGTGCTGCTCCTGCCGCTTTGCCGTATATCGTTTCAAGTCCTCCAATGTATGACTGTTGGAGCTTTCCACCCTCGTCCATACTTGATTTGACCAGCTTGACGAATGCGGCACCAACGCCCGCCGCAATAAGCGCTTTCTTCGCAAATGCACCTATTTTAGCGCCCGCCGACAGTCCGGCTGACGATGCCTCCGGGTCAAGCACATTCGATATGGACCCGCTGATTCCCTGCGCCGACGGCACGATCTGTACATATGCGGTTCCCAGTGTAGACATTTTTATTCTCCTCTGATCCT